AACCCACCATACAAACCATGAATCACCTCGCCCCAATTGGCGAAAATAACCTGGTTGTTCAGAATCTGGTTGCTGGCCAAGCCGCGGTAGCCATTGATTTCTCCCTCGCCAGCTTCAGCACCAGGTGCCCAGATGGCATTCTCCGGGCCGGAAATAACCGTAGTAGCCCCGGTAAGATTCGCGGCTAAACTCTTCCACCGGCCCCGGACGGAAGGAGTAGTGGCAAAACCCATGTTTCCCTCGTCCGCATTCAACACAGCCAGTGCGGTTTCGAAAGAAATCGCCTGCGGATAAGTTGCCGTGCCGCCAAACACAACCGATCCGATACCGGGAGTATTCACCATACCCAGTGGTTCATCGTTCGCGCCCTGGCCGAACATAATAAGGTAATCCCACTTCAAAGCCATTTGCTTCATGAGATCGTCCCTGATGAAGTTTTCGATATCAATGGGCGATTGCAGGAGCAACTGCCGGGTGTAATCATTCCACGCACCCACGCGATGCGGGGACATAAGAATCTGGTCCAATGATTGGGTGGATTTGGTAAGTGTTGCGGATTCGGGCAGGGCATAAGATGTAGCCGCACCCGTCTGGCGCGGGAAAGCGACATTGCCGGAAAGGCCACCAACTGTGGTGATACCCATCTTCGCAGTAACCAGACGGTTGCGCAGGATTTCGATGATATTCGATATTAATTCAATGGGGACCAACGCGCCGCCTTGGGTAAATGAAGTTACATTCAAATCACGCAACATTCGCTGACGTTCGCGGGCGTTGCTCGCACGACAGGAAATACGGGCATTGTGAGGCACACCAAAACCCTCCGGCGAGAAATCAGGACAACGCTTGATAAGTTCCTGGTGAATCTCACCTTCCAACCCATCGGGAGAATGGCCCTTTCCACCCTTGCGCAAAACGGATTGAATACCACGAATCATGGAGTAACTCCGAATAGCATTATCATCACCATTCGTGAGGTCTTCCATCAAGACTGATTTCACAGGCTTAGCACCAAGCAATTCACGCATCAGGGCAACCTGATAATCGCCGATGGACTTGTCACTGCCAATGGCTTCCCGTGTGGCTTTGTCAATAATGTCCCGGCAATGCGGATGATTCTTTAAGAGTTCATCCGCCGTCTTGGTAATCTCCTTTACCCGGTTACGCTCAATTGCGAGCGTATCAGGAGTCGGAGTAGTTGTGGTTGTACCGCCGCCACCAGGAGCAGGAGTTGGATCGAGCAGAATACGCATACGTTGTTTTTGGTCAGTTGATAATTGTTTGATATCGTCGTCAGAAATTTGTGATAAGTCAATTTTCGAGCGATTGATGCCGACGGTATCATCGGCGGCATCGTGCGTTAAAAGGGATACTTCATAAGGCGACCAGGCACACCGATGGATGGGTATACCATCAGAACCAGCAGATTCAATCTTGCGCGAAAGCTGAACGTAACCAACACTAATTGGGATGGTGGCAAAGTCTGTCTTGGCCCTTATCTGCCAAGATTCATCCATGATGTTCAATTCACACCGGCACTTCTTATCAGCATCCACCTTGGCAGACCCGCGAACCACTTCGCCGATTTCAAGCTTCTCGTTATGGTCCTGCAAAGCAAGCCCTTTACGATTCAGAAAACCGAGGTTAGCATCGCCTGGAGCATGTGAAAGTATTTCCCAATATTGCCCATCCTTATTCCTGCGCAGCACGGGTAATTCGGATGCAAAGGAAAGACGGATAGTATTAGCAACCTCTCCGGCGCTAACTTCCGCACGACGAAATAGTGTTTCAGTTTCCATGTTAATTATTCGGAGTCAATCATAAGACCCGGCACGTTGATGCCGCCAGCCATTCAATGCGGACCGCTTTTTAAGCGTTTGTTTCCCACCCGGACCTGATGCTGGTTTGATGGTATCATCACCGGATTCTAGCACCGGTATAGTTGGATCAGCATTAGAGAAGTCCAGACCATGCAATTCATCCATCGCCTTATCACTGGATTGTTCCGCATCCACCTGTTCAACATCGCCACCTCGTTCAGATTCAGCAATCACATTAGAACGTGAATCAAGGCCAGCCTCAATACCGATAATATCAGACTGCCGATCTTGCAACGGATTGATATATGGCCAGCGTTTCGCATGAAATACTGCGCAATTCTGAAACTCTTCCAGCCGTGATATGGGTAACTGTACAGACCCGGAAAGAATGGCATACTTTAACCATTCATTAAAATGAGGATGAACAAGACATTTTTTAAGATGCTCCTGCATCGTCTTGAAATTGTCACGCTCTGGTAACTTTTCCAACCGGCCAGTAGAGAATGACATGCCCGCATAATCACCACTTACAGTGGAGTTTGCAAGTCCGACACCTTGCGCAACAGCCCGGAGATTCTGCTGTGTAAAAGGACCATAAGCATCTGATGGATGGGTGGAATCAAATGGCTTTACATCGTAGCCTTCTGGTAATTCCTCAAACCCAATGCCGGGAGTAACATCATCCACTTTGATGCCTTCTTCAGATTGTTTATCTCCCGTATACTCATCCGTTGTGTTCTGCTTGGTGAAAAAACCCACCTTGCTAGCACCCAACACGGCGGCGGTAACTTCCATGATGTCATACTGATCAAGCCGGTGTAATCGTTGGATGATGGGCGCAAACGAAGACATACCCACATATTGGCCGGCACGTTTGCGCATATTCCAGACCGGAATTATATCTTCAGCAGCCACCCGTTCGCGATATTTGGGTTGGTTGGAATAGGCGAATATATCACCCGGATGACGGGTTAAAATCCAGTATGCCACTGGAGCATGGTATACATCCATTTCAATGCTGAATTGGATTTCATTACCCTGTCCTGTGTTCTCTGGCCGATTGTAGAAATGGTCAAGCCGGTCGTATTCAATCGGTTCAATTGCGTAAAAAAACTTATTCGCCTTATACAGCCGACGATGACGAAAGAGAATACCACCATCGCGAATCACCGAAGCAATCGCCATGTGATACATTTCCATCCGAGATACACTCCGGTTTGCACAACAATTCTCCGGATTGCCCGCCACTTTCCAAGCTTGTTCAATCGTCCTGTTTATATCAACATCTTCGTTAAATTTGCCGGTGGCGTCATAAGTGCCCACCTTCATTTCCAAACGGAAAGGTTCATCACCCGCAACATTTGTACACCAAGACTGTTCAATCGCATATCCATAGGGATTATCACGAACCAACCGACGGGCGCGTGAACGGGATGCGGATATTGATGTTTGTATTTCCGCATTGCTAGACGTGATTGAAAAGGGGAAGTCTTGCGAAAGATTTGTTGTAGTGGCGGCATCATACATCCGGGAATGACGCAACTTTGTACCGTTTGGTAATCTCCGGGAATGTTCCGCCGCCTTACGGAGCAGGGCGGCATCAGTAGGTTTTACTGTATGCTGTTTTAGCTCTTTTCCGGTGCGGGTGATTTGTATGCCAAAAGCTTTCATGGCCAATAATTAAAAGGATTGTCAGGCACGGCTCCCGTTGGGGCAATGCCAGCCGTGCCGGGAGTGGTGATGTTAAGCCGGGAAAAAATCTTACGCCGATTAGGTAAGCCAGCTTTGGCTCGTTCTTGTGCTTCCTCGCCTTGTCGTTCTCGGATATATTTTGCCCTCAGATTAAATAATTCCATCCGTTGAACACGAATAATCTCCGTGCCCTCAACGTTGGTTGTTTGTAGGGCATTGGAGGCTAATAGTTCAAGCTGCTGTTCAATCTTTACCAGCATCCGCTGCGCGTGCGTGACAATAACCGCATCACCCGCAATAACAGAACCGTCAGGAACGATAGAACACGGCGCGATATAGAACTGTTCGGCAGTGCCATCAACGTTGATCGCCTTGCCGAATAAAGTGTATTCGCCCGGCATCCATGTCTGAGTCACTACCGCAAGGACGGTTATCTGATGAAGATTACCATTCGCAACAGATGCAAATTCGATAGGCTGGGCACCGCCTCGCAGGGAGTAAAGCAGTGACCAGCCCAGACTAGCTTGATAGTCCTTTAGGTTCCGTGTGAAGCTAACCGTCGTACCCTGCGCAATGGTGGCGGGTTCTCTGTAGATGATAGGGAGTGCAGCCATCAGTAAATTGATGGAAGTCAATTTATAACATCTTGTCAGGTGGTAAAGTCTTCCAACTGAAAATTCAGTTTTCCCTTTAAATCAGCGTTTTTTGTTCAATCTCCGCCGCTTTTAGGTTTAAACAGGCTTGCTTGAAATAGCTTTCCTTTAACTCAACACCGACAAATTTTCGGCCCATCTTTATAGATTGATAGCCTTCGCTACCAATCCCGGCAAACGGAGAGAATACCACATCGTTTGAATTTGACCATAGCTCTAACGCCCGTTGAATAACCTGTAACTGTAATGGGCAAATGTGGCGTTCGTCATTATGTTCGCGGGCCGATTCCCGCTGTAATGTATCCGACGGATTGATGTCCATCCAAACAGGGGACGCATATTGTTGCCATACACCAACCGGAAAAGTTTCATCAGTATGCGAAACACGCTCAGGATTATCACCCGGCTTACGCATGGTCACTAAATAATCAGGGATGCCTTGACGGGACATGCACGAGTCTTTTTTGATCTGTTTATGAAGCAAGCCTAAAGCTTTAGTTCTTTGCATGGCTGTCACCGGGTC